TTTTATGTCCCAATTGCAATGTCATCGCTGCAAGAGTTTCGGCCATCTGGCCCGTGTTTGCACCCGGCCGAGATCACCTGGGCGCCGTCGTCGGGGTGGTGGTGGTGGTCATGTGGGCAGGGAGAGGCATGCCGCAGCAGCGGCTGCCTACCCTGGCCTCATACTGCCCCCTCCGCCGGCCGAGTATGGTTTCGCTCCGGTTACCCCAGCTGGGTCGCCCCCACCGATGCGGGCTGGTTCGAGCCCGAGCTTCCGTCCCTTACCCGCCGGATCGCCCTTCAGACCGATTCCCAGATCGATGAGCCCATGGTTAATCGATTTGGGAGTTGGACACCCCCTGATGGGGCCGGTCCGGTGCGCTGGGACGCTGAGCTTGGGTGGGTGGAGGATGCCCGACACTTCGTTGCCTCCACCGGGCTACGGAGTGGCGATGCTCCCACCTGTAGTATCGGCTTTAACGCCGACTACTCTATCCCCATCGATGCTGTTTCCAACATCGATTGGGATTACTACCGGCCCACATCCCCATGCGGCCTCCCTCCTCCGAACTGTGAGCAGTTACAGTTTGGTGGATTTGGTCGACCCCGCAAACGGAATCTCCCCGACCATTGTGACGCCACCGCTGCAAAGTGGCAGTGCGTCGATTTTGATACCGACGAGTACATCGACGTCGGCGAATCTCATGGCTCAGAAGACGTTGAGTGAGCCAAAACATGCTGCCGCTAGGCTTGCACGCTCCTTCGGTGAGTGTGTGGCTAAAGCGGTGGACAGGGTGCGGGTCCCCAAGCATCGGCGTGCACAGCCGTCGGGAACCGCGTCCTTCGTAATGAAAGGTGTCCACTATGAACAGCTCACGCCCGTGCGCATCCCAGAGTACTGCCCCCCTGTTGAGGAGGAGCAGCCTACCAGCAGTACTGCTGCTGATAGGTGGGAGGCCGCGCAGGCCTGTGCTGCTGATATGGTGGCGTTCTCGCGGCTCAACCGTGATAAGCTCCCTCACGGCGACATCCATGCCGAACTGTTCGCTAAGCTCGAACAGAAGGCGGTGGGCAGGCCACGTACTATTGAGTTGTATGTTGGCCTGTACAACCTTGGTGTCGCTTGGTGTCGGGAGCATGGAGTGTTGAGTGAGGTGGCTATTAGAGATATGGTTTGTTGGGCAGCGGCTGCTTGCATGCAGCTGCTCCCCAGCGAACTGGCTCTGGCCTCCTTCCTCGATACTCGTGGAGGTCAGTTGAGCCTCGAGGACGCCAACCGTATAGCTGCCGGTCGATTTGGTTTGTCGATCTGGGAGCGTATTTGTAGATGGTTTACCCCACGCGTGTATAGTAATTCGCGTGGGGCTCATTACGTGTTATCGACGAGATAGAGGTGCCCGTTGGTTTTCCCCGCCGTGTGTGCCTGGCCCAAGAAAATTGAGCAATGTGGCGCTGATAGCACGGTGAGGGCATTGCCAGATCGGGTTTGTGACTCTCGTCGTAAGCTGCTAAGAATTACCCCACCTATTGCGGAATTATTCCTACCCTATGTTCACGCGGATTGTACTTGCAACCAGATTGTGGGTGTACACAATCGGGTTTGTGGCGAGGTTCCCATGCCCACTGCTATTGGACTTGTTGAGCTGCAGCGTGAGGCTAAACGTATGTTGTATAGACTCCCCCGTGTTGATCGTATTAGCACTGAGGAGTTTTTGCTTCCATACGTTGGTCGAAGGCTTAAGCGATACCAGGACGCTGCTGCTACTTTGCAGCGGCGTCCATTGCGTCGCGCAGACGCAGCGGTATCGGCGTTCATCAAGTCCGAGAAGACAGACCCGGGGGCTAAAGAGAACCCTGATCCACGCGTTATTCAATGTCGGAGTCCTTTGTACAACATCTCTCTTGGGCGTTATCTAAGACCAATGGAGAAGGCGTTGTACAATATGCCGGCAGGCTTTAGCAAAACACGGGCCATTGCTAAAGGTTTGAATAGCGTTGCTAGAGCTGCTTTGGTGAAGGAGAAGCTGGGATATTTTAATAACCCCGTCATCTACAGCTTAGATTGTAGTAGATGGGATAAACATATCGCAGCCGCAATCCTTCGCATTGAGCACTCTATGTACCTTAGGATGAATAACGATCCTGAACTGCGTGAGCTTCTTGAGTGGCAGTTGCATAACCGTGCTTACACTAAGGACGGTGTTGCTTATGTCACCAAGGGTAAGAGAAATTCTGGGGATATGAACACCGCACTTGGGAACTGCTCCCTAATGGTTCTCATGGTGCGGGCTGCGATGCGGCATATTGGACTGAGAAAGTGGGAGCTGATCGACGACGGCGACGATTGTCTTCTAATCGTAGAGAGAGAATCGGAACCGTTGCTAAGCGCCCTCCCTCGGGTGTTTTTAACTTATGGGCAGGAGTTAAAAATTGAGAACCGCGCCGATCGTATTGAGGACATCGTCTTCTGTCAGTGTAAATACACTGACGTGGGTGGTCTCCCCCGTATGATCCGTCCTTGGCGCAAGGTCCTCTCCACGGCCGCTTGTGGTACGGCTCATTGGCTTGAGAAATCAAATCTTCCTGGCCTTTTGAATGCCGTTGGTCTATGTGAGTTTGCGTTGAATCGTGGTGTACCCATTCTGGAAGAATTTGCACTCGCCCTCATCCGTATGTCTGATGGCACTATTCCAAAGTGCTTCAGTCTAATGGATGAGGGAGTCGGGTATAGGTTAGGCCTGGAGTATAA